GTGGAAAATATAGTCGAATATCAAATAGACTTCAAAGAATTTCAAATATCAATACCTCATCTGCTGTAAGAGCAGGTGCGATTCGTTTTTCTAATGAAAAGAAAAAAGAGGTAATAAATACTATAGAAGAAGATTGGGAAAGCGAAGCTTCCGAAGTTTTTACACCAACTGGAGAAAAACCAGTTAATGCAAAGCCACCGACCCTCGCTGAGTATGGAAAGCTACCAAAGTGTAAAGCTGTAAAAAATGGAAGCGAGCCACGAGTTAAAATCTCTGGCGATTGGGTTGATGATGAAGATTGTGGATTAGAAGGATGGGTAAATATTGATGTTGATTTAAAAGTCTATCTTATGAGAGTACAATCAGAGGTAGGTGGACAACTTAATGTTATTTCTGGGTATAGAAGTCAACAATATAACGCAAAAATAGGTGGAGCTGCAGAATCAAGTCATATGACCGGATTAGTAATAGATATTGAACCGGTTAAAGATTCAGAAGCTTTTGCAAAAATAGCACTTACAAAAGGTTTTAAAACAGTTAAAGTTTATTCAGATAGAATCCACTTAAGTATACAACCAAGGCCAGCGGCATGACGATAGATGTTTTTACACCTACGACTAAAAAAGTCTCAATTTATTCTGACTTTCGTAAAGATTTGTCGCGCAGCCCATTGTCTGAAGATATAATTATTCTTAAAGACGAAGATGCAGTTAAAGAATCTATTAAAAATCTTTTGTTAACAGATCCAAGAGAAAGACCAATGCAACCGTTTCTCGGTGCCGGCCTTAGACAACTTCTCTTTGAAAATATTACACCATCTACAATTAAGATTATAGAAGATAAAGTAAAAACGACAATTGAACTATATGAACCTCGTGCAGAATTAATAGATGTTCAAGTCACCTCTGCAATAGATGATAACACGGTCAGAATTTTAGTGAAATTCTATATAATTAATGTTTCTCAGCCAATTACTCTAGACCTTATTTTAGAAAGGATAAGATAAATGACAACCCCGAACGCTTCAATCACAGACTTAGATTTTGCTTCGATTAAAAATAGTTTAAAGAACTATCTCAAGTCTCAAACGCAGTTCAAAGATTACAATTTTGAGGGATCAAATTTGAATGCTTTGCTCGACGTCCTTGCGTTTAATACATACCAAAACAATTTTTACACTAATATGGCTATCAACGAAATGTTTCTTGATACTGCAGTGTTAAAGAACTCAATTGTTTCACACGCAAAAGAATTAAATTACTTACCTCGGTCAAGAAAATCTCCAAAAGCTGTTATTAATGTAAACATTTTTTCAGAAACTCTTGATACAGAAACTTATACTATACCGCAATATAGTGTTTTTAGTAGTACTTACCTAGGACAAAACTTTACTTTCATTACAAATAAATCGTATATTGCTCGTAGAATTGCTACTAACACTTATCAAGCAGATAATGTCGAAATTTTTGAAGGACAAATTCTGACAAGCTTTCAAAGAGAAGGCTTTATTGTAGATGACGAAGGAAAATTAAGAGTTTATTTGAGTAACGATAACGCAGATATAGATACTCTCGAAGTTTTCGTTAACGCTGAAGCAACCGATGACTTAAACATTTTTACTTATGCTAAAGATATATTTGGAGTAGAAGCAGATAGCAAAGTTTTTTATGTAGAACCTTATTTTGATGATCGTTATTCTATTTACTTTGGTAATGATGTTTATGGGATTCAACCTAAAGATTTTGAAGATGTTCGTGTAAGATATAGAATTACGAGTGGTGAAGAAGCAAATGGTGCTAGTGCATTTACTGCTACGTTTTTAGAAAATGGAACTATCACATGTACTACAGTCGCTGCTGCGGCCGGTGGTGCTGAAAGGGAATCACTCGAATCAATTCGATTCAATGCACCTAAATCATTGCAAATTCAAGAAAGAGCTATTACAAGTACAGACTATGAAATCTTGTTAAAGCAAAAGTTTCCAACAATTAAAGCAGTGGCTGCTTATAGTGGTGACCAACTTGATCCTCCACAATTCGGTAAAGTTGCGGTTTCGGTTTTCTTAAACGATAGGACACAATTAATATCATCTACTCTAGCAAACAGTTATATTGAATATTTAGAGGGAAGAAGTCCAATTGGTATTGAACCCATTTTTGTTCAAACTAAATATGTGTATGCCGATTTAGAAATTCAAGCCTATTATACTAATAAGTTTTTGGATAAGTCAATAGATGAACTTGAAACTTTAATCAGGGCTCAAGTTCAAACATATTCTGATTTATATCTCGAAGATTTCAATAAAACTTTTAGAGCTTCAAATTTATCTACTCAAATAGATTCAATTGATACTGCTATTTTAAGTAATGACGTTATTGCAATGCCAATTATTGAATACGCGCCTATTCTTAATATTGCAACAAATCCAGTATTTAAATTTGAATCAGAATTGATTAAGCCATATCCTTTTGATCAATCAACCGGATTTAAAGACTATAAACCTGCAATTCAAAGTAACGAATTTGATATAGAAGGCGCGTGTGTTTATATTCAAGACGATGGCTTAGGTAATATTCAAATCATTACTTCTGATATAACAAATCCACAAATTGTAAGAAAAGATGCCGGTACAGTAAATTACAACACCGGTGAAGTAAAACTTACTAAGTTTGTTGTAGAAAGTTATACAGGAACGGGTATTAAAATTAAAGCTCGCGTTAAGTCAAGTGATATTGAAGCTCCGCAAGGTAGAGTGTTCATCCTAAGAGATCAAGACGTAAAAGTAACTTTAAATTTAAGTGACAAAACAGGAACAAAAACAAGCGCAGGAAGCTAACCAATGGCTGATGAAGAACTCATAGTCAAAAATATATCGCTCTTTACTGAGAACCATTTTCCAAACATATACTTAGAAGATGGCAGTGAATTGGTCGACCTTGCGCGACAGTATTATAAATGGCTTGAAACAGATCAAAGCCAATCAATTTATAATGCAAGAAGAATGTTTGAGTATCGAGATATTTCTACAACTCTCGAAAAAATGCTTGTTTTTTATAAGAAAAAATTCTTAGCAGATCTTCCTTATAATAAAGATACTATTTCATTTGTTGTTAGAAATATTCTTGATCTTTATCAAAGAAAAGGAACGAGTGACGGTATAGAGTTATTTTTTAAACTCTTTTATGATGAAACTGCGCTCATTACTTATCCAGCAACACAAATGCTCAAGCCTTCTAATTCTCAATGGAATACTGGAAATTATTTACAGCTGTTTGCAAATAGTAACGAATTCTTTTCTGAATCCGGACAAAAATATACTTACGCAGATCTTATTGCTCGTAATGTTCAAGGATCATTATCAGAAGCAAAAGCGGCAGTAAGGGCTGTTAACTTAGTTGTTTTAAATGGTGGCTTAATACCAATCATTTATATTGATCAAGTGCAAGGAATATTTCAGAGATACGATCAACTATCTACGTATATTAACGGGGAATTTGTAGTTTTCGGACAAATGAATGGTTCTTTAACTAATATTAATATGGATTTAGATTATAATCAAGCTACAACCGGAAATAAAGTTGGAGATATACTTAACGTTGTAACTTCAGATACTGCTGTCGGTGGAAAGGTTATTGTGACCGGTATAACGACAAAAATTACTGGAGAAATTAAATACAGAATCGAAAATGGCGGATGGGGCTATACACTTGAAAACACCGCGCTTGAAGTTTCAAATCAAGTAGTATTTCCAGTTTTTGGTGGCTCATATGCAACTATGGATGATATTGCACCAGTTCCTCTTGAAAGAGTTACTAATGGATCATTAACTGGAGAAATCATAGGTTATTCCGACGAAGTTATTGCTATTAAAGTAAATGATCCTGGAGGTATTGGGTATCTTACCGCCGATACAATTACAACACTTGACCGTGTAGACGATCAAGGAAATCCAAATAATATTTCTTTCACAGTTTTACAAGCTTCTGAATTTAACAATACTTCACCTGGTGACTTATTTCCAGACACTGGCGATCCAT